TGCTTGGCCAGAGCTCCTACGCTCTTTTTCATGGCCCCGAGCACTTCATCGGTATTAACGCCGGCCTTTTCAAGTTGGCCTATAAGTGCTATAGATTCCTCGAAGCTATAACCGAGCTCTTGAAGTTGCGGCCCGAATCGCTGAGCTTTATTCATTAAATCTGTAAATCCGAGGCCTGTAGATTGGCTTGCTTTGAATACATAATCCATTGCCTCGCTCATTTTGTCAGCTTCGATATTCCATATTTGGAATGCTTCAGAAGAACCTTTAATTACTCCTGATAAGTCATCTCCCAACATGTCGCTTACCTGTATGGCCTGCTTAGATAACTCCTGAAGCACCGGGCCACTTAATCCAAGACGAGTATTAAAATCGGCTACAGCAGTGCTGACTGCCTCCATGGAAGTAGGCACGCTTTTATAAATTGCGTCAAAGTCTTCTAGTAGGCCATCCAATGCCTCACCTGTTGCTCCGGTCCCTATTCGTATTGCATCGGTAGCTGCATCAAACTGTGAACCGAGGTCGGTGAGGTATTTGCCAGCTTCCATCACCGCTTTGCCTGTGGCCACAGCTATGCCACCCACTGCAGCACCGACAGCAAGAGCTTTAATGTTAAGACCTCCTAGCTTGTCGGTTGCATCCTCTATCGTTTTGCCTAGTGTAGGGCTTATTTCTCCGGCAATCTGAATTATAGTTTGTAGAATTTTGTTTTTGGCCAATTACCTCACCTCCTCCTCGGTCTCTTAATAAAAACAGGCCTCCTTTGTTCTCTGCGTCGGGCCTGTTCTTGCAGATCCTGTGCTGCTTCGTAATATTCAGTTAAAAAGTCGATTACTCTTTTTCTTTCGAGGTCTGTGACTGATGTGTGGAAAGCTCTGGCGTAATCTCTGATTGCTCGTCTGAGCTGTCTTCCCCTGAGACCGCCGAGCTTATAATAAAATTTCTGCCTACTTTCATCACCTGCATGACATCCGGGCCTTTTATTCTTTCAAGGTCAGTAAAATCAATCTCTGGATTAACAGCTATAATCGCTGCAAAACCGAGATATAAATGCAGCCCATAGTCAAGTTCTACGGCTCCTGAAAGGTTACCGCTTTTAGCTCCGGAAGCTAACATTTTTCTGGCGTCTGCTTCTGCGAACATCGCAGATGTTATCTCATTAGCATCATAGGTCAGTTCCTTGACTGTTTTCCCATTTATGGTAATGGGATTACGGAGCACTATCGTGCCTTTTAGCATTAAATCCTCTCCTTTCTAAAAAAGCCCCCGGTTTTTCTTCCGGAGGCGTTTTTTATAACAAGCTTTGAATTTTTGAATAATAATCTATTCCGTTTATTCGTAGGATTTGGCTTAATCTGTCCACTAAGATAAGCTCTACCCCGCCAACAAACAGCTGATACCTTGTAACTTCATAGGTTAATTCATTCTCGGTGGCAGATCCAATCTCCAGAGCCGGTCCGGGTATGCTCTTGGGCACTGCTCTCACAAATGCTTTACATCCTTCCGGTTGTGTAGTTCCATCTGCTTTAACTACATTCTGGACCCATCTAAACTCTAGGTTTTGTTTTTGCAATCTTGCGAGTCTTCCAAGACCCAAGTCTACCCCTATCTTTGTGATGGTTAGCTCCATAGATTCAATCAAGCCTACTATCGGGAGGGACATGGTGCCCATGGCTTGAAAATCTCCCACCAGCGGCGTAATTGCTGGAAGTTGCACGGATACGTCTTTCGCACAGAGTTGATTATCGGAATATACTGTGTCGGCTACTATAGGTCCCTTTATATCAAGCCACATTATTCTTCACCTCCAAAGTAGGCAGCAAAGCCTTCATCAGTGTATGTGACATAAACAGTAGCACTCTTAAGCGGAGGCGTCGGTGTTACGGCAATGTCCCACCTGAAGTCACCATTCATCATGTCTGAAACGGGATTGGCTGTTTCAATAAATAGCACTTTTGGTTCTCCAATAAGCGCTCCCATGCTTACGAGTGCGTCGAGCTTTTCCTGCTCTCTATTTAAAATGGTGTCTCTCAATTGTAGGGTCATCGGCTTATCTATACTGGTTCCCCATTCAAGCTGGAAGCTATTAGTGATATACATAAGCATTCTCATGCTGACATCAAATATGGCTCTCGGATCTACATCGGCTCCGTATGTGTATGCTGCGGTATGATCTCCCCAGAGGACCCAATTGCCTCCCCAGTATACAGCCGTGCTTATTCCTTTTTGAGTCAATTCATTGGCCGTCTGCTGATCATAGCCCATATTGGAGCTTCCCTCGCCGAAGTATAGCTTTGTAATGGCTACAGCCTTGTTACCCGGGGTTTCCATCGGCACGGAGTCGTGTAAGTAGTCAGTTCTTTGCATAGTGGCCACGGCCAAGGAGGAAAGATGATATTTCTCACCGGCGTTGTTTGTTGCCATTGGCCAGTAAACCTTGGATCTTTCGGATCTATATCCATTTGTGTTTTTCCATGTTATTGCCTTTTCGATGGTATCTACTGCTCCCGATGCGTCTTTAATAGGGATATCTGCCACTACAAATGCATCCCAGTGGCCGTTTATTCTCTGGCTGGCAGATATCAATGCGTTATATACTGCCGGTATCTCGCTCCACCCGGGAGCTGCTAGAATATTGGCCACTGCATTGTGTTCTTGATACAAGAGGTCTAATGCTCCAAGGCCGGTATATTCTCCAGATGAAGTTTTGCCTCCTATGATGTCCTCAGCTGTTACTTTGTCCGGGTCTACTTCGTTAAATGTAGCCGTAAGCGTTCCGGTTAGAGGTTCGTCAGGATCCAATGATGTAATAATCACTGTGCCTTTTGTGAAGTTATAGCTTATTGCAAAGTCTACGCCCTCCACTTTATCTTCAATTACCAAGGTGTCGAGAATAATTTTGTCGCTCTTAAACTCGGCTCGGCCTCCGCTGAATACAAGCTCTACAGAGGTCGGTTCCGTCTTTTTCATGGTGGCAGGATCCAAGACGTTAATTACATATATCGGTCCTACATTCCCTAATGGGTTGTTGAAATGCGCAGCAAATGCTTCACACAAAGTGAAACTTTCCCAGTCCGCTGAATATCCTAGTTTATTTTGGGCGTCCTGAAGATTTGAAACCTTAACTGGGTAATTAATCAGCTTTTTAGTTGCAAAGCCACGCACGAGATTCACCGGTGCTGTGCCTATATATACTGGGACAGTTCCTGCTTGAGTTGCGCTTCTGGCAGTGGTTTCCCCGATGTAGCCATAAGCACCATAAAGATATTGATTCGCCATTCATTTCACCTCTCTATTTTTAAACTTCTAACTTGCTTGTAATTGACAATTTCTGATGTTAACAATTTTATAGGAAATCTTTGTATGCTTTAGCCGTCCTAGTGATGCCGTATTCAAGGGTAAAACCTACCCATGCAAACCAATATGGGTAGAAATCTGTAAAAGCCCCGTCCTCTTGATATGGTCCGTAGGTTATTCCCTCCTCTTTAACAAGCCTTAATCCTTCGATATATTCTGCGTTTTCCAGCTCCCGTATGGTTATGTCTGCAAAGTTCCAGACATCACGCCAGCCTTCTGCATCTCTTTGGAATTTCTCTTTTTTGTCATCGCTGGTCCACTGTTTATAGTAGAGCTTCCCTTCGTCATCATATGGCATAAATAGTTCGCCTTCTTTATGAAGGCCCGGGTTCCATGCCGAGAGGGAAAAACGCATTTTCATTATTCCTATGTGGCTGCTCAGATCTTCTTTGCCTTCCATCAGCTGCACACATATAGAAGGAATGGGGGCGGTGACTTTGGGTGGCATTCGGTCTCTTGTCGGCACATAGAGCACAAAAGCCTCCGGTGATACCAGCTGGACTGTATAGGATCCGTCGTTTCTGTCATCATCCGGAAGTTTTAATTTTACCTTGGTGCATATATTTTCCCGTGCCCATTTAGCCACTTTGTCAAGGTTGTCTACTATCGACATTTATCCACCCCCTTTATATGCTGCGGTTTTGCCTTAATGCCACTGTTGCAAGCCCCATATCTTCTCTCCAATCTGTGACGATGTATTCTCGGCCGTCTATATTTATTGCTGACCCCGGGGCCTTTCTTGGTGGTAGATCTGCAGCTTTTGCATACATTAAAAGGTCGGCCTCTGCAACACCTAGCTCGGCTCCTCCTTGCCGCTCAACTAGTTTGTCGTCATCGAGAACGACCTTTATTTCTTGGCCTTCTACAGTGTGCAATTCTGCGAAGTGGTCCAGATTGAGAAATATTTGGAGATCTGCAGTTATCTGCTCCTTGAAGGATTTCATGTTCAATCACCTACTGCATCGGCTGCGTTAAATACCGGAGGCATGTCATCATCTTCATCAGGCTCACCGTTTACGGCTGCATCAATCCATGAGATAAGCTCTGCTTTATTTCTGGCTTTTTCAGGTTCTTTAATTCCATACTCTAAAGCTATTTTATTGAGCTGTTCTCTGGTCATATCTTCATTGTATTTGGGCAGCTTCTTTTCCACTTCGCTGGCGTCATCAGTTGTGGGTTTATCCACGTAAACTGCGACGCCTTTCTTTACAAGTCTTGCCTCCTTTTCCGGAGCAAGTTCAATTGGACCATCTTTTTCGGTGACAGGGATAACTCTGTTACCTATTTTCATGCCATATACACCATTAACGATTTTAATCATGGTATTTCCTCCTTTTTTCTTCTTTTCTGGCTTTAGCCAGAGATAACTTCAGCACTAATCCATGGAGTGGCAGCTCTAGGAATTAACAGAGGTCTGCTGGTCACTTTAATTTCTCTGATGTCTTGGTCAGATTTTGCGATATATTTAGGCACTCTTCTTGCCATGTAGGTATGGAAGCGGTCATCGGATTGCTCTAATTGAGTTACTGCTCCATAGAGGCTTCTGCCTGCTCCCGGTGCTGTTAATATTACATGGCCTGCTGGAATATAAGGCACATTTTGGCCGGTTGTCTCGTCTTCGTAAGTTTCATCATAAGAGAAGATATCAAGGACTCTTCCGAAGACGTTTATTCTGCCTATATGTGCAGCTCCTGCAGGTAACATAGCAGGGTTAATGTTGCCTACATTCATGTTTCTATTGTCTAACATCTTCTGGATCTTCTCATTATTGATAAGGACATCGGCCACATCAGGTGCCACGATTAAATCTGTTGCTGGCAGTCCTCTGGATGTCAGTAACCTAATCATGGCCTGCAGGTCACCGAAGATGTCGGCATTATCGCTATTCCAGTCTGCATCCGGTGTGTATCTTCCGGGATTGCTGGTTCCATCATAAAAACGAATTTCCCATTCCTCATATTCGCCGGATCCATATTTGTCTGCATAATGCTTAAGGATATATCCGTTGTTTAACATTGCCTGTGCAGCGATGTATTCTTCTCTTGCTGAAATCATTCTTTCAAAATCTCTCAAGTCTTGGCCTAAGATTTCAGCTTCCCTTTCCTGCGGTGTTCTATCGCTGAACAGATTTTCTCCAAAGCCCTTTTTATTCAGGTCATCGATGGTGAGAGGTCTCTGCGGAGCAATGAAGGGAGGAGTATATCTCGTAGTTTTGTAGCCTTCTCTTTCGATGGTTATGCCGCCTTTTCTAGGGAGCACGCAAGGAGCCATCTTTTTATTGCCTTCCCTGTATTCCACCAGCACTTCTTCGGTAGGGAATAGGTCAGTGCTAGGGTCATGAGGGAAATATCTATCCCTCAAAAATGTATTTTGAGGAGGCAATAACTCCATTGCCGCTATCATGGTTGTGGTTCTATAAATAACTGGAATGCTCATAGTTCTTTACCTCCTTATGATGTTATATTACGGCGTCGCTGAGGTAGATTCCGCCTTTGCGAAGCTCTGCCTCATCGCTCGCACTTAAAGTGTAACTTTCTTTCACAATCAGCTTTTGCCTTGTGAAGTGGCCAGATCTGTATGCTACACCGATTACAGGATCTCCTGCTTCTCCCCCTGTGTCTACTGGTTCTGCAAGTATGCAGTCTGGTGTTAATGTCTCATTTTCTCCTGCAGTTGTGCCGAGAATTACCATTGCATTGTCTCCATCAGTACCGCTGCTCAATGCGAGAACGGTCCCTCTTGCCAGTTCTCCTTGGCCGGCTCTGATTTTTACGGTTTTGACATCAACAGGATGTCTGCCGTCATAAATCAAGCCATCATATTCCAATGTGCCAAGGGTTTCATTTAACATTTTCTTAGACATTCTTTCCATCTCCTTTCTTGTTTTTACCTACAATCATGGCCACAGCAGCTGCTTCTGCTGCCTTATCATCCTCTGACGTTCCGCCGAGATTTGCTGGATTGCCGGCATTTGGAGCAGCTCCTATTTCTGCTGCTTTTGAGTCCTTATAGTCCTGTTGCAGATTCTGTAAAAACTGTTTGCCGAGCTTTGCCTGTTGCTGCAAAGCTTTAAAAGCCAATTCTTCGGCTGTGCATGGCTTTTCGCCATACTTGGCTTCTGCTACGAGTTTGTCGTCTCCTATTGCTGCCTGAATATCTTCAATGGCCTTGAGACGAGCTCTTTCTTCGGTAATGCCTGCCTTCCTGCCTTCCTCTCTCGCCGTGTCCTCTATCTGCTTTACAAGCTCTGGGCAGGCCTGCTTTAATTCCTCAGCTGTTTTAAACATCTTTTTGCCTCCTTCTGAATTATTTTTATTTACTGCCTGCGGCTTGACCGAGGCGGTAATGCGATTACTTACTGGGATATAGTCTGGAATGTTTCTATATCCTCTAATGTTTTGTTTGACTCCATTCACCATAAGGATTTGCCTATCAGCTGACATGACCATTTGAGGTTCATCCTCATACAGGATTTCATCAGCAAAGCCCATTTCCACAGCTTCTCTGCCGGTCATCCATGTCTCTTTATGCATCATGTTTCTGATAGTTTCCACATCAAGTTTGGTCTTTGCCGCATAGGTTTCTGCTGCCGATTGAGCCGCAGCATCGAGCATTTTAATTACTTCCTTCAGGGCCTTGACATTGTAGACGTCCCACAAATATACGGTCGGATCGTGTATCATCATCAGGCTGCCTGCCGGTATTTTGATTGTATCTCCGGCCATGGCTATTAATGATGCTGCACTTGCTGCTATTCCATCTACAATGACGGTCTTTTCACCCTGCAGCCCTTTTAGCTGTGTGTAAATGGCCATGCCTGTATAAAGGTCGCCACCTACGCTATTAATCCTTATCGTGATTTTGCTTTTGTCTTTAACTAATGCTAGGTCTTCTAGAAACTCCTCTGGACATATAAAGAGTCCCGGTTCTGGTTCGCCTGTCCACCAGTCTATAGGTCTGCGGGATAATATCTCGCCATAAAGAGTTATTTCCGCTTCGTTTTCATTTACTGTTGCCATATTCCAAAACTTTGGTGCATTTGCGACTGGTGCCAGTGCTGCTCCGTTGATAATTCGGAGCCTTTTATGAATGTTTTCCATCATTATCACCTTCCTTTATCGCTTGATTTACTACGCTGCGTATTATCTCGGAGGTCTTCAGCTGCGTCTGTCCTCCAATTGCAGCTTGATTATTAGGCGACGCTTCTGAGAGCCGCTGGTTCTCTCTGGCCAGCTCCTCTATATTTGAGTCCCAGTGTCCTCCGTTGAGCTTTACTGTCGCCTGTTCCCTTGTAGTAATTCCTTCTCCTATTGCCAGTATTTCTGCTGTAATCTCCTTCACAGGATCCAACTGTCCTTGGGATGGTCCTATCCATTCAGATCCTAGCCATGCGGCACGGATTATCGGGTCCGTGAAAAATCCCGGTGCGGATATCCTCCCTTTGGCCACTGCTTCTGACATCCAAATTTCATAAATTGGCCTGCAAAAATCGGAGGTGAACCATTCACGCCTCATTTTAAAAGCTTTCCATGCTTCCAATAAGGCGGCACGGCTTGCGCTATAGCTGGCATCAAAGGCTTTAAGTAATAGGTCGGCCGGTATTTCCAGAGCGGCTCCCACTTGCTCGCATAATGCCCTCATAAAGGCATCGAATCCATTCGATGGCCTTTTTGGATCTGCAAATGTCACATCTTCTCCCGGATTCATAATGTTAATGACTCCCGGTCCCATCTCATATTCATTTGGGTCACGGCTTACTTGGTCTTGTGGAGCGACCTCATTAAATGGCATATCATTTGGATTTGATTCTGTCTTTATAAATGCAGTAAAAAAGCTCTCCACTAATGCAGCCATCAGTTCGCTCTCGGTATATCTTCTCATCTGTAGGAGAGGTTCGATGACTTGTGCAAGATAACTAACTCCACGGTATTGCTCCGGCCTTTCGCTATCCATAATTTGCAGTATGTTTGGGAGCCCAGTTAACTTGCCATAGGCTTCTACTCTGGTCCATTTAATATCTGCAGGATTAATTATGCTATTTGGATACCGATTGCTGATATAATACGCTACTATTGCTCCGTTTTCATCTATCTCCACGCCATCAAATATGCGGTTTCCATTCTCTGCTTTTCCCTCTGTGGTATTATAGACGGGCTGCAATAAGTTTGTTGGTGTGCTTACACGGTCCGCTTCGATAACGTGAAGCCTTAAGCTGTAAGGGTATAATGGTGTCTCTGGGTATCGTTTTATAATAACGAATGCATCGCCGCTCATTAACCATGACATC